AGGTGAGCGATGTTGTAGAGGGGTATTTGAATACGAACGACTATATCCCAACAGAGCCAATCTCCCAATTCATCATCCCCAAGCCCAAGCCTGACCCGCTGGTGGAGGTTCTTTTGGACATGGAATTAAGCCACGACCAAGAGCAAGGCCAGCATGATGCTAGGTATCTTCGCGCCAAACTGGAAGCGCGTGGGCTGGAGATACGGGAGAAGGAACAAAGCAATGGGTGACGATACTCGGCCACGCAGGTTCTTCGGGCTGCTATGCGCCCACCATTGGGAGCATTGGGGTAAAATTAGGCAGACGTTTACAGGTGGAACCATCAGGGAGCGCATGGTCCTACATTGCAAACACTGCGGCGACATTAAATACACAAGGTCACCAGGCGTATGACCCTGCGCCAATTTCTGCAAGATAATTTCGGCTGGGATATTTACGAATGGGCCGATGATGAGATTAGGTTTTAAGGAGCAAGAAAGATGGCGAGTGATTTGGCTGAACGTATCGAGGCAATCCACGCGGAGGCGATAAAGGATATACGGGGTAAGCTCGTGAACACTACGAACCACGACCTTGAACTGTTACTCGAATGGGACAAAGGTCCACTACCATTTATACGGATTGCAGCCGAGCAAATCTTGGCAGAGCGCAAAGCAACAGGAGCAAGCAAATGACCGACGATAAACAAGAACGCGAGGGTGTGGCAACAGAACTTGCTGGCGTCATCGCCAAATCTAAAATCGGCACAGATGATTGTGCAGTGCTGTTGACGCGCAAGCTGTCTAACGGGGAGCGATATGTCGTTATGTCGCAAACAGACTATGCCGCAGAAAAAGCATCCCGCCAACCCCAGACCGATGCGGAGCAAAGCGAATGAGTGACCCAGCATCCGGCTGGCCGAAATCTATGGGTTTTGCGTTGTGCTGGGGGTGCAATAAGGTCGCTACGCAAACCCGCATAACTTACTACTGCGTGGACGCTCTCAATGGCGGTCCATACCGGTGCGACGAGTGCCGAACAAAAGAAATCCCGCCACCCGAAGGTGGCGGGGGCCAGTAACGCATTACTGGTGGGGAATAAGTGCGTAGCACATGAAGGAAAAAAGTAAATGACATTCGGTTCTGATACACGCAAGTCAAAGCATGGCCTCAATAACATGGCGGTAGGTGAGGTGCGCGTGTTCGATACTCCCACATTCCGCGACAAGACTTTAATCCGCCGCGCTGCACACAACCAAAACATGCGGTCAGAGCGCTACTACATAACCCGCTCCGAGGGCGACACTATGCGCGTGACAAGGGTGCGGTGATGGACATTCTTAATGTGGATTTTGAGACCTACTACGACCGGACTTTCTCGCTCTCCAAGATGACGACCGAGGAGTATATCCGTGACCCGCAGTTCGAGACTATCGGCGTTGCAGTCAAGCGCAACGAAGAAGAGACAGTGTGGTTCAGTGGGACCAACGCGCAGACCAAGCGGTGGCTACAGCAGTGGGACTGGGATAACAGCGTAGCTGTAGCCCATAACGCTATGTTCGACATGGCTATCCTTAACTGGCGTTATGATATCCGCCCCAAGCGCATTGCTGATACGCTATCTATGCTCCGTGCTATTGATGGACCGCATGCTGGTAACAGCCTAGCCAAGGCAGTTGAGCGTTATGGTCTGGGCGAGAAGGGCGACGAGGTTATCAATGCGCTAGGCAAGCGGCGTCTGGACTTCACTGACGAAGAGCTGGCACGATACGGCGACTACTGCATTAATGACGTAGAGCTGACGCAGAAGTTGTTTGCGGCTCTGGCCCCACTCGTGCCTGTGTCCGAGCTGCGCTTGATTGACCTTACTATCAGAATGTTCAGCGAGCCTGTGCTTAAGCTGGATAAGGGTGTGTTGTCGTCGCATTTGGATAACGTGCAAGCCAAGAAAGCTGCGCTCATGGATGCTGTCGTGGCAGATAAAGACGCACTGATGTCCAACCCCAAGCTAGCTCTACTGCTACGCGACATGGGTGTAGTCCCACCTACGAAGATAAGCCCAAAGACAGGCAAAGAGGCATACGCCTTCGCTAAGAGCGACGAAGAGTTCAAGGCACTGCTTGAGCACCCCAACCCGCGAGTGCAAGCGGTAGTAGCTGCGCGACTAGGTGTGAAGTCTACGCTTGAGGAGACGCGCACCGAGCGGTTCATAGCTATTGCTGACCGGGGACCGTTACCAGTTCCACTACGTTACTACGCAGCACACACAGGGCGCTGGGGTGGCGACGACAAGGTGAACCTCCAGAACCTACCACGCAAGTCACCGCTCAAGAAGTCCATGCTGGCACCAGAAGGCTATGTGTTCATCGACTGCGACTCGTCGCAAATCGAAGCGCGGACCTTGGCGTGGCTAGCTGGACAGGAAGACTTGGTGGATGCGTTCGACAAGGGTGAGGACGTCTATAAGATTATGGCGTCGTCTATATACGACACGCCCATAGAAGCTGTGACGGATGACCAGCGGTTCGTAGGTAAGACCACCATCCTTGGATGTGGTTACGGCATGGGGTCGGCTAAGTTTAAGCTACAGTTGGAGACCATGGGCGTATCGCTGTCATCGTCAGAGTGTGCCAGCATCGTGCATAAATACAGGGACCAGTTTAGCCACATACCCGCACTGTGGACACAGGGGGACAAGGCTCTAGATGCGCTTATAGGCATTCAGACTGCACCGCTTGGTGAGCATAAAGCCCTTCTGGTTGATATGTTCGGTGTAAAGCTGCCCAACGGTATGTATTTGCGGTACGATAACCTACGCAAGGAGCGGGACCAGAAGTCAGGCCGTGACCAGTATGTATACGATGTCAAGAAGGGTCGGGCTACGTTACCTACGTACATATACGGCGGCAAGCTCATAGAGAATGTGTGCCAAGCACTGGCCCGTATCATCATAGGCGAACAGATGCTGATGGTCGCACGTAAGTATCGCGTAGTGATGACCGTCCACGACGCTGTGGGGGTGATTGCCCCTATAGAAGAGGCCGACAAGGCCCGTGCGTTTGTGGAGCAGTGCATGCGCATGCGCCCCAAGTGGGCACCAACATTACCATTAAATTGTGAAAGCAAGATAGGAGCGAGCTATGGCGGGTGACTTACACCCTTGGGATAGGCTGCGCCAATGGACAGACGAGGAATGGGAGGAAGAAGTTCTGCGCCGAAGGGCATCTACACAAGAATTTTTGGCTATACAGAACGCAGAACGAATTGCGGCGCGAGAACGTAGGGAGCGTTGGAGGGATGCAGTAGGCGATATGTCGCCTTCGCAGATTGGTGATTGGTTCCTCGAACTTCGGCGCGAGGGAAAAACAGTCGCAGAAGTCGCTGAAATTACAGGTGCAAGCAGCAGCACGATTATAAAATATTCTAAAATAGGAGCGAGCTATGGTGGATGAACCACATGACGTAGTGAAACTACTACTCAAACGGATGGAGAGCCACCCCGAAGAGTTTAGGCTTAAAGACCCATCGTATCATGACCGGTGGTATAACCACATGAGCGCGATAAACACCTACGGAAACGAGGCGGACAAAGCTGCACTCGCTGCAAAGATACGCGATATCCGCATGGCTGAAATCCATGAGCAGGTGATGGAAGAGTTGCTTAACGGCGACGAGCGCCGCCGCATAGAGCGGGAAGAGCAGGATTATGAGCGTAACCTTTCAAAGTCATTACGACTTACGCAGTCGCAAGCGATGCAAACCGCCATGCATCAGTATCAGAACGCCGTGGGGCAGCAACGTACGTATGATGTGGACCGTGATATGTACCGGAACGCAGCCACACACATAGTGGGTGCAGGTCCGAGCCTAAAGGTTACTAGCACCACCGGCACTGTGCCTGTGGCTAACGGCGGCACGGACGCTACCCTTTCACCATCAGCAATCAACCAAATTAAAGAAATGTTAGGGATTAAAAAATGAGCGAATACCAATTCACCAAAGACTGGTTCCAGTGGGCACCGGAGGTCTGGACGCAGCTTATTCCGTTGCTGTCAGGAGAAGCAGGGAGCCGTAGGTTTCTTGAGATTGGTTCCTTCGAGGGCCGCAGCACTGTCTGGATTATGGAAAACATGATGCAGCACGGGGACTACATGCTTTGTATCGACACATGGGAAGGCGGCGAAGAGCATAACGAAGAGGATATGGATACTGTGTTCATGCGGTTCCGTGCCAATGTGCAAGCCGCACGAGAGAAGACCAGCATTAACAGCGTGGGTCACTCACGCCAAAGCTCTACCCAAGGGTTAGCCGAGGAGATTTGTGAATGGGGTGGCAGCAACTACGACTTCATCTACATCGACGGTAGCCACATAGCCAAGGACGTGCTGACCGATGCGTGTATGGCTTGGCCGTTGCTCAAGTCCAAGGGGTTGATGGTGTTTGATGACTACCTGTGGTCGCCTAGCGCACGGGATATCCTGCACCGCCCTAAAGCAGCCATCGACGCCTTCACCAACCTGTTCGCAGAGGAAGTGGAGATTGTCCACGTTGGATACCAATTAGTTGTACGCAAGAAAGGAGAGTAGATATGGAGATTGTAGTAGCAGTAAGCGTGTTCGCACTGGTCTACTTTAGTTACAAGCTAGGTAAGGGGAGCGCGGACGGAGATGTTCTTACCCTTAAACGCGAGAACGAGCGCCTCAACCAAAAGCTTTACCGCCATAACGTCCGCGATAGCCGTGGCCGTTTCACAAGAAATAAGTCCAAGTAACAACCAAAGAAGGAGTAAGTACCATGAGTAATATACATACCATACGCCCATACACTCGTAAGTGGGAAGTCTTAGACATGCTGAAACATAACCCCAACAGCACGACTAAAGACCTCCATGAGCTTCTGCCACATATAAAAATAGACGATATATCACATGCTATCAGCTCGATGGTGGCTAAGAGCGTAGTGTTTATCACAGGCAAAAAGCGCGAGACTGGCCCGTCTGGCCGCACCACGACACACAATTCGTACTCCGCAAAGCAGGTGAAGGCAACGTGCAACAAACCACAGGCTAAGCCGCAGGGTGAGTTACTTCACGCGCTTATCAAGACGCTGGAAGCTGAAGTTAAGATGCTTCAGGAATGGAAACAAGCTGCACTACTTCGCTACCCAGACCTCGACGTAGACCCACTGCTATTGGAAGTACGGGCATTATTAGCTGCGGAAGCAGAGGAGCAAGGCGTTAAGGAAGTCGCAGACGCATATATTAACGGCCACAGGGACAACACTTTCGCTGTCCGGGCGTTGCTTAAAGCACTAGGGGGCAGAAAATGACCGAAGAAACTAAACGTCCAAGCCTGATGATTGCCACCCCTATGTATGGGGGCATGTGCACCGGACACTATGTGCAGGGTCTGCTTATGACCATGAACAAGATGCGTGAGATTGGCGTCAACGTGGCATGGTGCCAGATTATGAACGAGAGCCTTATCACACGGGCGCGTAACGACTTGGCACGGGTGTTCCTTGAGAGCGACCATGACTACCTCATGTTCATCGACGCTGACATTGGCTTTGACCAAGAGGCCATCGCGCACCTGCTGCTAGCCGACAAAGATATCGTATGCGGTATCTACCCTAAGAAAGAAGTGAACTGGGACAGCGTCAACCGCGCTGCCCTAGAGGGTAAGACGGACCTTGCGGACCATGCCGGAGCATTCGTGTTCAACATGGTGGGTGCTGGTGACGTACATACAGACGAGGCAGGCTGCATCGAGGTCCGCCATGGCGGTACAGGCTTCATGCTAATCAAGCGTGGGGTATTCGAGCAGTTGATACCGCACGTGCCGACCTACCGTACATCGTCGTTCAAAGACCCAGAGACAGGCGAGTACGCCAAGCCGTTAACCCATGAGTTCTTTGCCACCAGCATCGACGATACCGGTGCACTGCTAAGCGAAGATTATCACTTCTGTGAGTTGTGGCGCAAGCATGGGGGCAAGATACACGCCCACCCATTCATCAAGCTACACCATGTAGGCACGTATGTGTTTGGTGGTGACATACTAAAGAGCGGAGGAAATTTGAAATGAAGAAGATGAACGTACCAAAATACTACCCGTCCAAGTACAAAACTAAGTTTGAGGCAGTCACAGACATGCTCATGGGCGGAGAGACGGTGAAGCAGATTAAAAACCGCATGGCAGTTAGCGACAGCTACATCTATGCGGCTAAGAAGAAGCTTAAGGAAATGGGGGCAATGGGTACAACCGCAATGGGGTTTGTACCGAAGCCCGAACCGGAAGCCGATACTAACGTAGACGCAATCCTTAACGAGCGTGGTAATACTTACGGGAGTTTTGAAGATGTGGCTAACGTCGCGCAGGAGTTTAAGAATATCGCCTACGACTCTTTGAAAGCGCGTCAGAAAACCATCTATGCCGACCAAGCCGAAGCACTGGACATGATATTCAGCAAGATTGCACGTATCATTAACGGTAACCCCGACCAGATAGATAGCTGGATTGATATAGCCGGATATGCTACGTTAGTGGCTGACCGTCTCCAAGGGAAAATCAGATAGCATGACAGCGTGGTCCTATAGTAGCATCAAGACCTTCGACCAGTGTCCGAAGAAGTACTTTCACCTCAAGGTGATTAAGGACGTAAAGGACGACCCCGGCGAAGCCGCTATCTATGGGACCAACGCGCACGAAGCAGCCGAGCATTACATCAAGCACGGCACCCCTATACCAGAGAAGTTCAGCATCATGCGGCCTGTGGTGGAAGTGCTGGCGCAGTTTCCGGGCGAGAAGCACACCGAGTTAAAGTTTGGCGTTAAGAAGACGGATACTGGCTATGAGCCATGCGGCTTCTTCGACAAGGACGTATGGTGGCGCGGCATCGTCGATTTGCTTATCGTGAACGGCAAGACTGCCCACATGGTAGACTATAAGACAGGCAAGAACGCCAAGTATGCGGACATGAAGCAGCTTGACCTGATGGCTGGCGCAGTGTTCGTGCACTACCCAGAGATAACCAAGGTTAAGTCTGGACTGGCATATGTGGTGTCCAAC